AGGGGTAGCAGCAGCAGGGAAAAGGCTTGCTTCTGCTGGACAAGGAGCAATTATATCTGGTGCATTTCCTTTGCTATTTGGACAAGGGCCATTAGTAGCTGGTGCTGGTGCAATAGGTGGTGGACTTGGAGGCTTAGTTGGTGGCCCAATGGGAAGTTTTGCAGGAGGTTTAGCTGCTACTTCTGCTGCTACAGCAATTCAAGGTATATCAGTTGAAGTAGCTAAATTAGGTCAAGCCTTAAATGAAAGAACAAAAGACGTAGCGGCTTTAACTCAAGCACTTGGAGAAACAGGTACAGAGTTTGGAGATAATATTCAAGTTCTTAAAGAATTAGGTCTTGAAGAACAAGCATTTGAAGCAGCTAGAAAAAGAATGGTCAATTTGATTGGTAATGAAGGTGTAGAGGCTGTAACTAATTTCGGAGATGATTTTCAAAAGTTAGGAAATGAATTTGCAAAAGTAATGACTTTAATGAGAACTTCATTTGCCAAATTTATGGAAGAATCTGGCATAATGCAGTTCATAATTGGAAAAGTGGAAAGAAATGCTCTTTTAGGACAAGCAGAAGCATCAGGACAAACTGGAGATTCTGAAGAAGCTAAAAATATAAAAGCTCTAATAGAAAGAAGAGATAATTTATCGCCTTTAGTAAGTGATAAAGAAAGAGGTGCTCCGATTAACAAAGAATTAGCAGACATACTAGGTAGGGATAAGGGTAAAGGGTTATTTGGAGCGTTCAATATTCAAGATTTAGCAGACGCTAAGAAATTATTAAACGATCAAATAATTGCAAATCAATTATTAATAAATCAAGCAAATGAAAAGAAAGACTTAGAAAAGACTATTAACGATATAAGTGTCGGAAAAGTAAATGACTTAAAAGAAGAATTTGATTTTAAACAAAGGCTATTGCCTATGTCAAAAGAAGAAAGAGAAATTGAAACTGAAATTCAAAAAATAAGAGATATTATTAAACAAATTAAAGGAGAAGAAGCAACATTTGATGAACAAGCTATAAGAGATCAGATAGAAAAGAATAGAGAATTAGATAAAGAACTTGAATTAACTGAAAGGATAGAAAGTGCTTATAAATCTTTGAGTAACTCAATTAATAATGATATTAAACAAGGTATTAAAGGTCTTATACAGGGAACATCAACCCTTGGTGATTTGCTTAATAATATTGCTGATAAATTTTTAGATGTAGGTTTAGATTATCTGTTATTTGGTTCAATATTAGGTTCTGGAGGAAAACCAGGAGGAGGATTATTGGGTGCTATTGGCTTATTTGCAAATGGAGGTAGCCCTCCAGTAGGTAAACCTTCAATAGTCGGAGAAAAAGGCCCAGAATTATTTGTACCAAGAAGTTCAGGCACCATTATTCCTAATCATAAATTAGGTGGAGGAGGCAGTACAAATATTAGTGTAAATGTAGATGCTTCTGGATCATCTGTTCAAGGTGACGAACAGCAAAGCAAAGAGCTTGGCAGAGTTATTTCAGTAGCGATACAATCAGAAATATTAAAGCAAAGAAGACCTGGAGGTTTACTAAGATAATGGCTACTTTTCCTAATTATAACCCTGTTTTTTCTGCAAATAAAGCTGATATTACTAATACTAGAACAGTTCAATTTGGTGACGGTTATCAGCAAAGATTTACTTTTGGTTTGAATCAAAAAGCAAAGCAATGGAGTCTTACATTTAATGTTGACAATGAAGATGCGACTGAGATTGAAACATTTTTAGAGGCAAGAAAAGTTGATGGAGCATCTTTTGATTGGTCACCTCCAGATTCATCTACTACTTTTAAATGGGTATGCCCTTCATTTACTAAAGAAATATTTGAATTTAATAGAAATAGAATAAATGCAACATTTACACAAGTATTTGAACCCTAATGGCAAATCCTGTATCTGAAACCCAGGCAATAAATCCTGGGTCACTTATTGAATTGTTTGAACTAACAACAGATGCAGCCTTACATGGATCGGCTACTACATATAGATTTCATGCTGGTACAAATGCAATAAATAACGGAAATATTGTTTGGGATGGAAATACTTATATTGCAATACCGATGGAAGCTGATGGTTTTAAATATTCAAATGGTCAGTTACCTAGACCTACTTTAACTATTAGTAATGCTACTAATGTAATTACCGCCATCTTATTAAACGTAAACCAAGTAACCCCTGGAAATGATCTTACGGGTGCGATAGTAAAAAGAAGAACCACTCTAGCCAGATTTTTAGATGCTGTAAATTTCAGTCCTGTATCAACAACAACTACTACAACTACGACTGTAGCTGATCCTGCTGACGCTGAAACTGTCACATATACTGTCACAGTAGTTCAAGATTCTAATGGAGCTAATGTTTTTGCATTAAACGGAGTTCAAAAACCTGTCATAACAATGAAACGTGGATCAACTTATATCTTTAATCAAGAGGATTCAAGTAATCTAAATCACCAACTTGCTTTTAAATCAGACAGTGGTGGTTCTTATACAACTGGAGTAACAAACACAGGAACTTACGCTGGTTCAACAAATTATATTACAACTTTTCAGCCACCATATCCAGATGCACCAAGCGATTTAAGATATTATTGCACAAGTCATGGAAATAATATGGGTAATACAATCACAATGAATAACCCAAATACGATCCAACAGAGCACATCTACATCTACATCGACTCAGACAAATCCCTATGGAACACCAGATCCTACGGCAGAATATCCCCAAGAAATTTACAAGATAGACAGAAAATCAGCAGAAAATAGAGCAGTAGTTCAATTTGAATTAGCTGCTTCATTTGATTTAGTAAACATAAGAATCCCGTTAAGAGTTTGTACTAAAGATTTATTTCCTTCTATCGGTACATTCTTACCATGAATAACTGGAAAGAAGCTGCTCTTAGTCACGCAAAAGTTGAAGATCCTAAAGAATGTTGTGGTTTGTTGCTGAATATCAAAGGCAAAGAGAGATATTATCCTTGTCGCAATCTATCAATGACAGACTATCAATGTTTTATTCTTGATCCAGAAGATTATGTAAGAGCAGATAATTTAGGAGAGATAACAGCTATAGTTCATAGTCATCCAATAACACCTCCAACTCCTAGTCAAGCAGATTTAGTTAGCTGTGAAAATTCAAATTTACCTTGGCATATTGTTAACCCAAAAACAGAGCAATGGGGATATTGCGAACCAAAAGGTTATAAAGCACCGATAATTGGTAGAGAATGGGTTTGGGGTATTACAGATTGTTGGTCTTTAGTAAGAGATTGGTATAAAGAAGAAAAAAATATTGAACTTAGAGATTGGAAACGACCCATAACACCAGAAGCATTTATTAAAGATCCTATGTTTGAAAGATGTGCTGAAGCTACAGGTTTTAGAGAACTAGAACCGAATGAAAAACTTGAGAATGGTGACTTATTATTTATGTCAATAATGGATGCTGGTTTAAATCATGTAGCTATTTTTATAGATGGAGATGTTTTACATCATTTAACAGGTAGACTTAGTTGTAAAGAACCATACTCACCTTGGTTACTAAAATGTACAGGAAAGAGGTTACGTTATGCTTCGTAAATTAAAGTTATATGGAGAATTGGCTTCGTTTATAGGCCATAAAGAATTTGAAATACAGGTACATAACTTACCTCAAGCTATAAGTTTTTTAAGAAATAACTTTCCAGAAGTTGAGGCTTACATGAATCCTAAATATTATCAGGTAAGAATTGGTAACTACGAGATAAGCAAAGACGAATTAGACTTTCCTATAGGTCAACAGGATATTCATATCGTTCCAGTAATATCGGGAGCAGGAAGTGGATTTAGAAATGTTTTAATAGGAGGACTTTTAATTGGTGCATCATTCTTTTTCCCAGGTGCAGGATTATTCGGTACTCAGAGTTTTAGTGGAGTTTTTGCTGCTGGAACAACAGTACCTTCTATTGGAGCAGTTACTACTGGTATTGCTGGTAGTGCTTTGGGAACAGCTATTGGTACAGGTTTAAGTTATATAGGTGCAAGTATGGTTATAAGTGGTGTTAGTGAAATGTTATACCCAACTCAAACACCCGAGTTTGAAGATAATCCACAAATATCATTTAATTTTTCTGGAACGCAAAATACAGCAAGGGCTGGTACTCCAGTTCCTATCGTTTATGGAGAGATATTTACAGGTTCAGTTGTTATAAGTGGTGATGTAGACACTGAAGCAGTACAGGTATGACTGAAAATAACAAATTTATTACTGGATCTGGTGGTGGTGGTGGTAAAGGTGGTAGCCGTAAACCACCTACTATTGCTGAAGATAATTTACATAGTAAGCAATTTGCGACTTTACTTGATCTGATTTCAGAAGGTGAAATAGAAGGTTTTGCTAGTCCTTCAAAAGAAGGCCGAACTAAAGGAACCACTGCATATTTAAACGCTGCAAAAAAAGATATTTTCTTAGATGACACTCCTATTTTAGGTGCTACTGCTGATTCAACCAATCCACAAGCTGTTGATTTTAACCATCAAAATGTAGACTTTGATATTCGTTTTGGAACGAATCCTCAAGCTAAAATGAGCAAAGTTTCGGGAAGTGCTAGTACTTTTAATGTTGGTATAAAAGTTGATAATGGTAGTCCGATAACAAGACAACTTACCAATAATCCTGATTTAGATGCGGTAAAAGTTACTATTACTGTTCCTGTTTTACAAATTCTTGAAAGTGATGGAGATATAGTTGGTAATGCTTTAAGTTTTAATATTCAAATTCAATATAATGGCGGTGGTTTTACCACAGTTCATTCAGATACTATAAGAGGTAGAACAGGAGATGCTTACAACAGAGAATATAGGATTGCTCTTACTGGTGCTCATCCTGTAGATGTTCGTCTTGTAAAGACATCTGTTAATACTACAGATAGAAATTTTCGAGATTTAATTTGGCAATCTTATTCGGAATTAGAAGATGACACAAATACATATCCTGATTGTGCTTACACAAGACTTCGTTTAGATTCAGAATTTTTTAGTAGGATTCCTAGTAGAAAATTTAGAGTTAGAGGAGTAAAAGTAAGAATCCCAGGTGCAGGAGCTAATAATTCTGGAACTCCAACTGTAGACTTGCAAACTGGAAGAATAGTTTATCCTGCTGGCTACATTTTTAATGGTGTTATGGGTGCTGCTCAATGGACAACGTGCCCAAGTTTAATTTTGCTCGACCTTTTAACTAACACTAGATATGGTTTGGGTAATCATATTATTGACAGTAATTTAGATTTATTTTCATTTGTAACTGCAAGTAAGTTTTCAAATGAACTTGTTGATGATGGATTCGGAGGAAAAGAAGCTAGATTTGCTTGCAACATAAATATTCAAACAAGTGTTGAAGCATTTGACGTTATAAGAACTTTATCAGGTGTAATGAGATGTATGGCTATTTGGTCTGAAGGAGCATTACTGCTAACTCAGGACAGCCCGAAAGATCCAAGTTATCTATTTACACTAGCCAACGTAGGGCCAGAAGGATTTAGTTATACAGGAAGCAGTTTAAAAACTAGGAGTACAGTTGTAGCGGTTTCATATTTTAATATGGACACCAGAGATTTAGATTATGAAGAAGTTGAAGCGGAGGCAAGTTATAAAAACAAATACGGGCATCATTTAAAAAGAATTAAAGCATTAGGCTGCACAAGTAGAGGTCAGGCTCGAAGATTTGCGAAAGCAATATTGTTTGCAGAACAAAGAGAAACTGAAGTAGTAACTTTTTCTGTTTCTATGGAATCAGGCATAGTTGTCAGACCTGGAGCGATAATCAGTATTGCCGATCCAGCAAGATCAGGTGTAAGAAGAGGAGGAAGAATTGCTAGTGCCACAACTACGCAAATAACTGTAGATGACTCTAGTGATACTGATTTATCAGATCAAAATAATCCTAAATTAAGCGTAATAATGCCAAATGGAACTGTTGAAACTAAAAATGTAACTGGAATATCAGGAAAAGTAATTACATTGGCTAGTGCTTTGAGTCAGGAACCAAACTCTAACAGTGTTTGGATGTTGGAAAATGATACTATTTCTGCTCAATCATTTAGGGTAATGTCTGTTGAAGAAAATGATGGTATTAGATATGGAATTTCTGCTTTAGCTTATGTAGATGAAAAATATGCGTTTATTGAAGATGGTCAAGCAATACCAACGCAGCAAATATCAGTTTTAAATCTTTTAAAATCTCCTCCTACTGGACTATCAGCAGATGAAGTAATTGTACTAATTAATAATCAACCTGTATCGAAATTAATTGTTAGATGGCAGCCTGTAAATGGTGTTTCTAATTACATGGTGAACTATAGATTTAATAACAATAATATTGTTTCTACTATATCGAGTAGTCCTGACTTTGAAATATTCAATACAAAAGTAGGATCATATGAAATATCTGTCCGTAGTTTAAATGCTGCATTAGAACCTAGTGCTACGGCTGCAACTGACACTTTTAATACTATCGGTAAAACTGCTGTTCCTGCGGATGTTACTGGACTTACGGGAGAACCAGTAAATGACAAAGTTATAAGATTACGTTGGAACTTATCTACAGATTTAGACGTTACTCATGGAGGTCGTGTATATGTACGACATTCACCTAAAACCGATGGAACAGGCACATTTTCAAATGCTACTGACTTAGTAAAAGCCCTAGCTGGTAATACAACGAGTGCTGATGTACCGTTGCTTGAGGGAGAGTATATTTTAAAGTTTCAAGATGATGGAGGTAGATTTAGTAATGGTGAAGCAAGTGTAATTATAGATTTACCAGATAACCTAAGT